AAGCTGGGCGCTGACCTTAGCGACTATACAGATACCGACATAAACAGCCTTACGAAGTCCGAAGCCAGCGACATTATAGATACACTAAAGGACGACGTTACAGACGCCGACGCCTGGGAAGATTAGGGGGCAGTTATGGCAAAGACTATTTGTAAAGCAAAGAAAACAGGACAAGTAAAAGAGCGTGGCAAGGCAAGTATAGAATGGCACGACGAAGACGGTACACCGCATTACTATTGCTACGGATATATTGATATGAGTACCGAAGAATTATTACCAGTGTGTAATGAGTGTAGGGATAATGTACAATTTGCACAAGAAGACTTAGAACAGGGGGTGCAAGTGTGACAGATACCATAAAGACACTACCAAAAACTATTATCGTTGCTGGTATCCCGTTCGAAATCACGTACAAAGACGAAATACTGGAAGCCTGTAGATACGTTAGCACTTCGGAACTATTAGAACAGGAAATAACCGTTAAGTCTACGCTTCCCTTCCCCCGCCAGCTATCCTATGTAATCAATGAAATAGGGCGAAGACTTTTAGACGCTTCCGGGTTATCGGAAAAACAGAATAACGCTACTTCCCCTACTTTCGGTACCGTGCTTTACAGGTTCATAAGGGAAAACAGCTTCGACTGGTTATACAAAGGCCAGGAAGCTTCTGGACCACCCAGTACGATATTTATTAACGGTATGCCCTATACGGTTACCTTTAGCCGGGACAGCTACTTAGACGCCCTTAGCTTGCTGGGGGAAGTCGATTATACACAGTTAACCATTAGCCTGCATAGTAAGCTAAAAACCGAAGGTAAGGCCGTTGTATTCCTACACGAAGCCGCCCACGCAATATTATACGAAGCGCGCTGCTTAAAGGTCCACAACGACGAAAGTATTATAGAACCGCTAAGCTACCTACTGTATCAACTATTCAAACAGAATGATTTTAGCTTCGCGTATAACGGATAAAAACTAAAAATAAGGAAGGTGTAAAACCATGAAACAATTTAAAGAGCAAGACCTAAGTTACCTACCAGAGGAACTACAGCGCATTTTAAGGGACATCATACCAGGCGACGCTATAGTACAGCAAATCGTAGTACACAAAGTAAGACAAGACGGTGACCAGGAAGACGGCTGTAGCGCGTTCGGCTGCGAAGACTGTAGTAATTGCCCTATTGACGCAGCTATGAACGAATTAGAAGACAGGGTCGAAGCCCACGGCGAAATATGCGACTACCTTAACAACCTGTACGCTTCGAAGAACGCCGACTATGGTAACGCCTTCGGTGATACGTTCAAAGAATTAGGTATCGTATCCGCTATTACAAGGATTACCGACAAGACGAACAGGCTTAAATCTTTATGTAAGCCGGGAGCCGACCAAAGGGTTAACGACGAAAGCGTACGCGACACGCTTTTAGACCTGGCCAACTACGCCATTATGACAGTTATAGAGATGGACAACGAAGGGGGTAACTAATATGGACGACACCACAAAGCAATTCGTTACCTTCAACGACAGTACACAGCGTACCACTATCCTAAGAGTACTGGCGGAGCGTAACCGCCAGGATTGTAAATGGGGCGAACAGAACCACCCTATAGAAAAGTGGGTCCCTATCCTGGGCGAAGAATTCGGGGAACTATGCGAAGCGATTAACGAAACGGTCTTCGACAATAACAGCGACAAGGGCGGTTATGAGAACGTGCGAAATGAAGCGATACACGTAGCCGCTGTAGCTGTAGGCTTCCTGGAATGTATTGAAAGGAATAAAGATTCCTTCTTCCCGGAAGGGGGTAAAACAAAGTGAGCGACGCGGTAATTATAACAACTTTAATATGTGTCACTTTAGTAATGTTAGCAAATATCGGAAGAAATAAAAAGTAAGGGGGTTAACCATGTTTAATATTTCAAAGATAAAGAAACTTATTACGAAAAGCGCCAAGATTAACGGCGCTTCCTTCCCACCAACCGAAGACAAGCCAGCTACAGACATTCTATTTACGATTGAAGGCTATATCGCCTTTAAAATATCGTCATATGATACGGAAATTGTAGCTAAGCTTATCGAAGTCGGCGCTATGGAACTTGACTACAGCTTTAAAAATAAAAGCGACCTTTCCAGCTTGTTTAATGTACATTCTTACGACGTGGAACCGTTCGAACTTACAAAGGTTACGGTTACAGAAGCCAAGAAACAGATAAGCATACTGCAAGGTAAGGAATATGTATCCTTTATAGATAAAGACTTTACTGACTGTTTTACGGGCGGTAACTTCTTCGGACAGGCGAAACAACGCGGCGTAATATTCCATATTGAGAATGACAAAACCAAGGGCGTAATAATGCCATTTAAAACAGACAGTATAGGCGTGATACAAGAAATCGCAAGTAAAACAACGCCGACGGTAACCATTAAGGAAGGCGACGACCACTTCGGTTACTGTAGTAATTGCCAGAGGGCCGAAAAGATTAGGACCTGGCACGACTACAAATTTTGTCCATGCTGCGGCCATAAAATCGAAAGGCGGTAAACGGATATGAAGACTACGAAGACTGTTTATAAATGCGACTTATGCGAAGCTGAACTACCAGAAGACTACGTAAGCACGGACGGCGAAGGTAATAGTTACTTCGTAAAGAATTTGTATGACGAAATGCCCCTATCTTCCCCGGTATTGGAGTGTAACGCCATGGTGATACACGTTAGAATAGGCGGCCGTAAAGACGAAACAAGGTATAACGACATATGTAACAAGTGTAGGCTAAAGCTTCTTAAACAAGCTGTAAAGCGCCTGGAAAGTGAGGTCTAACCATGCACGGTAAACGCCCCACCTTAGCACAAAGAAAGCTTATAGAAAAGTTTAACCTTAATTCCGATAACTGGCTGGTACAAAAGGATACTAACGAAGCCATGCAGATAGTACACCGCGTTTCAAGTACCGTAAAGAAGCTTCCGAAGGGGGCGCCCAGGGCATGACATGGATAATTATAATAGCGTCGGCGTTAATTGTAACCGCCTTGTACTGCTGCTTAAAGGTGGCAAGCGACGCCGACGACTGGGCCGAACAGGAAGAAATAAAACGAAGAAAGGACGGTAAAAACCATGGGTAAAAAGTCAAAATACTACTTCCCACCGAAGAAACAAAAGACGCCGACGCCTATAACAATTAGCGACGACGTGAAGGCAGAACTACACAGATTAGCCAAAGAACAATTAGCCTATTTAGAAACACAAAGCTTAGACCGCTACTTAGTGCTGGTTATGGCTACCTTGCATACGGAACCGTCCTTCCGCTTCGGGGCGGAACGTCTTAATAGGTTCGCTGGAAGACTTACGGCAATCAGTGACGAATTAGCAAATAAACCAGGCTGGTACCCAGAACTTACAAGAGAACTGGAAGCTATGGGCGTCGAAGCATTTAAGGGCGCAATCGAAGGGAAATTCGACGACAAAGAGGTTACACCATGAAGCCCGTAGCCGAAAAGACAAAAGATTATCCACAAGACCCACCGCGAACCGTGGATAACGTAGAGCGCTGTATATGCTGCGGTGATATTATACCAGAGGGGCGCCAGGTATGCCCCAGCTGTGAAAGGAGCGTTAAGAAAAGTGAATGAAAATATACCGGGACAATTTGAAATAACTGATTATGTAGAGATACCAAAAGCGCCGACCGTTTACCTGGCTGGCAAAATGACGGGACTTGTAAACTATAAAGCGCTATTCGATATATACGCAAGAATACTAAAAGGTTCGGGATATGCGGTATTTAACCCGGCTACCCTTCCCGCTGGCCTTGACTACGAAGACTACTTCCCTATCTGCTTTAAAATGATTGACGCAGCTAAGCACGTGGCACTAATGCCGAACTGGGTAGACAGTCCAGGTGCAAACCGTGAAAAGGAATACGCGGAAAGTAAGGGGTATAAAGTTACCTACCTGGAAGGCGGTGTAAGCTGATGGCGACGAATAACGAGTACTACGACTACCTGGTTCATGAAGTCCAGACCGTCCTTAACTGCGAAGAAGAAAAAGCCATGTCCGTAGTGGCATATGTAAATAGCCTGGGCGGCGACCCTATAGAGTTTATACACAGGCTTCCGGGTTTACTTTATACAGCCACGCCAGACGTAGACGAACTACTGGTAATGTTAGATAATATAAGCGACGAGAAATTCGCGCCTAAGTATGGCGTATGCTTCCCACAGGGTTACCAAAACAGGGCTGCAAGACGCAAGGACAAGAAACGCGCAGCCAAGGAAGCGAAGGCGGAAGCTAAAAGGCTGGAAGACATGAAATTAGTAACGAAGAACGTACAGCTATAAACGTAAGTCATAGAGCATATGACGAGCAACGAACGACGAAGAACTAAAAAAGTTGAGCGTAGAACGTCTAAAGCGTGGCGAAATTCGAAAAACTCAAAACCTAAAGCCTTAGAAGCTACAGCTTTAAGAACCTTTAAGTAACTACTAATACTTAATAGTACTACTAATATACTATATAATATTATATAAATTATTATTTTAATTATTATATTATATTATATATAAGAGTTGTTTTCTTTTGGGGGGGTACATGGTTTTACCATTCCTTTTAGGAGTGTGTTTTACATAGGGTTTTTAATACCCCCCCTTTCAAATTTTTAATTTATATATTTTTTCGTGGGGGTGGATTAGTGGCTGGAAGGATAAGTAGACGAACTGTAAGACGCTGGCTAAATGAGTGGGACAGCTTAGTACGCGGTGGACCGCCGACCGAAGACGCGATACCAGGAAACAGCGCAAACAAACCAACGGACGGAATTACCGCCAGGCAGCTCAATAAAATAATGCTGGAAATGGCTTACGAAGCTTTACCGCTGGAACTGCGAACCGTCGCGTATTACCGCTGGGTTAACCCTGTACCTTTAGGGCAGACGTTGAAACGGCTTAACTACACCAAAGACCAGTATTATTACAGGTGTGATAAAGTGGTTAGTTACGTCTTCCATTTCGTCAACGGTGACAAGGATTGTCTTTAAGACAATATTAAATTATTGTATAATTCCGAAAAGGGTTATATAATAACATTACAATGTTATTATAATGTCTATTAGTAACCAGGGGGCGCGGGCTTTTTCCGTAGCCCCCTTCGTGTATCCGTACAAAACTTTATTTTCAAGGTTACGCCGACATTCGAAAATCAAAACAAGGGGGTATTTTTATGGGAACCAGTACAAATAAAAGCATAATGCTACCAGAAGAATACGACCCCTACGATATGCGCCTAAAAGTGCAATTCCACCCGCAAGCCGACCATATTAACATAATTTCTACAATGCGTAAGAACCCTACGCTATGCTGTGGGGCCATGAAAGGCGGTAAGCCTTGCAGACAAGCAGCGGGCGCGGGAACAAATCATTTAGGTTATGGTAGGTGTCGCTTACATGGTGGCAATAATACGGGTCCTAAGACGCCAGAAGGTAAAGCCAGGTCCGTAGCAAATAATCGAATACACGGGCTTTACGCTAAGACGCTTCTACCCGAAGAACAAGCAATCTTCGACGAACTACAGGACGCGGAACCTAAAAGCCTGGAATACGAAATTAACTTACAGAAAGCTAAGATTATCGGCTATCTGAACCGACAACGTGAGAAATTCGAAAAAGACCGGGAAAAGGAAGGCGACGAAATCGCTTATAAGAAGTCTAAAGTATTTTACAGCGAAAGCGAAAACGGCGGTCGCTCTTATTATCACGCTGGAACTATCGAAGACAAGGCCTTAGACAGAGCGCTTAACACACTTCGTAGATTAGTGGAAGCCCATAATAGGATTAACACCGAAGAAAAGACAGACGATATTATGGACACTATTAACAACGAACTTAGGGCAGCTTCCAAAGGACAAGTAAGTATTTCCTGGGGCGGAAATCCGCAGAACAAAAGCCCAGGAAACGACGAAGAAAACGACTAAACGTAGTACAAATTACAGTAAGACGCCTTAAATAGCGTCTTTTTTAATACTTTAAACGCTGTAAAGCCGCTATTTACAGCGTTTTTATTTATACTACTTAATAATTTTGTTTATTAAGTGGCTACACAGAAAGGGGGTGTCGGTGTCTATGAATAAGGACGTTGACCCATGTAAGGGGTGCATTTGTACACAGTGCGCCAAAAGTGATTATAACGGCGCTATGTATCTGTGCGCTATGAAGCTATGCGATAACTGCGAAGAAAGCGAATATATAGTTAAACGGTCCTACTGTGACGAAGCCGTACTACTGGACGACGAAGACACCGACGACCTAAGACTATGAGCGAAGCATATAATACGACGTTTACATACGTTGACGATATAGACCCGGTAACTGGGGCGCCTGTTATGGTGGCTATCCCCCATACCGTCGCAGCGGCAAGACAAGGGATACCGTACAACGTGCTTAATAACTTCGGGGACATATTCAAACGTGAAAACCTACGTGAAGCGTGGTGCCTTATGCGCCGTAATGACCCCTTCGACTATCAAATACAGGTAGCTGACGCTATAATATACAGCTGCTTAAACGGCTTAGGCTGGTACTTCGTTGTACAGATTACCAGACAGGCGGGAAAGAATGAAATAAGCGCCTTTATCCAGCAATATTTACTACTTTATGGCTGGTATTATGGGGTACGTGTATCCGGGGTAAAATTCGCACCAGTATATAAACCGCAGATACAGGCTTCCGTGGATAGATTAGAGGGGGCCAACACCGCCGACAGTGGCGGACTTGCTGGAAGCATATTAACAAAAGGCAAGTATAGAAAGTCTGACGGCTACAAGTATCATATGGGACCGCCCCGCGATAGCAATAAGTGGGCGTTCTTGTCTATAAACCCGGCGGCCGCGGTAGCTTCACAGACGGCATACACCCTATTAGAGGGTGACGAAGCCCAGGACATAGACGCGGATAAGTGGGAACGTGACGCCCAGCCTATGGGGTCGTTCAATAATGCGACTACCGTACTATGGGGGGTAGCCTGGACGAAAGACTGTTTTATATACAAAGGTGAATTACAGGCGCGGGACATGGAAGGCCGTTTAGAAAAGGAATTAGGCTACCGTCCTAAGCTTGTTTTTAAGATAGACGCCTACGCGGTAATAAAGTCGGGTAATGATAATTACCGTAAGGCCTTCGAAAACCAGGTAGCGCGTTTAGGTATGGACCATATCGCCATACAGACCCAGTATTTATTAAAAGCTGTAGACGCCATAGGGCGCTTTTTTAATTCGGAGCAAATAGCCCGAATATACCACAACGACTACAGTATGGCAGTACAGCCAGAAAAGGGAAAGACCTATATATGGTCTGTGGACGTTGCGGGCGAAGCCGAAGCAAGTACAGACGTTGACACCGCTGTAGGTATGCACAAACGCGACGCCCTTACACTTACTATAGGCGAACTTCATAAAGACGGTACCGTAGTCCCGGTATGCTTCTACCAGTGGGTAGGAAAACAACATACGAAAGTTAGGGATATGTTACCGAAGATAATAAAAGGCCATTGGAATTGTTTAGGTGGTGTATGCGACGCTACAGGTGTCGGCGAACCCCTGGCCTACTATCTCAAAGAGCAGTTAGACCGAAATAACACAGGTCTTGTAGAAGCTTATAAATTTAAGGCAAGTGGCGACGAAAGTAAAAGTAAGCTGGGGTATCTGGCTTATGACTTCGTGGCTAACGACCTATTTAAGATACCACCTTCCCCCACTGACCCGGACCAGCGCGAACTATGGCAAGAAGTACGCTGGCAGTTGGAGCATTTGACAAGGGAAGCAAAACGGCAGCAATATATTAATTTTTACGTACCAGCAAACGCCGAACCACGTAAGCCGGGACACGTACCACATGACGACTTCGCTATGGGTATATTCTTGCTTATGAAGGCAGCGCGAAATATTAACGTCAATACACGACAAGCTACAGCGTTCGACCGTAACGACGTAGTCTAAGAAGGGGGTTAAGAATATGGCAGTATCCACAGTAATACCTATACCGTTAGCAGCCAAGGCGAAAGCCACAGCAAAAGACGCCACAGAATGGATAGTCGCTAATGGTGGCTGGGTAACGGATATAATCGAAAAACATAACGCCTGGATTAGGGACGCAGCGGTCGAAAAGTACCAGGCGGCTTATGATGGCGAACTGGACGAAATCGAAGAACGCGACAAGTCAAGGGGTGACGGTACCAACGCTAAACTAATCGCTAACTATGCTATGATAATCGTAGATACGATAGTCGATTACATGGTCGGTAAGTCCCCTGTTTACACCGTCGAGGACAACGACCAGGAAGACGAAGACACTGACGAAGCCGAAATACTAACGGAATACCGTAAAAAGATAATGGAGTTACTAAAGTATAAGGCAACTAAAACCCTGGGCGAAATGCTTAGACAGGGCTGTATAGCTGGATACTCTCCTATTATCGCCTGGGTAGACGAACGCGGAAACATTGACTATAACGAATATCCTGTACAGGAAGTTATACCAGTTTACGACGTGCGTAACAGGCTGGCTATGGTGCTTCGGGTATACGAAATTGAAACGCTGGAAGGTAACCAAACCGTAACTAAAAAACGTGTCGAAGTATACGACGACCGTTATATCACATACTATATAAGTGACGGCGGTACGGGCTTCGTAATAGACGAAACGGAAGTCGCTACAGGTAATCCTATTGAACATAAAGCGGGCCGTATCCCGGTAGCCATATACCAAAACGGCGTACCAGCGAAATACAAGGACCGTCTAAAGTCGAACGGTAAAAGCGACCTTAGCTTCGGAGCCTTTGACCTTATCGTCGCTTACGCCCATGGGATTAGTGATAAGGCTAACCTGGTAGATTATCTACAGGATATGTACTTACTACTTACTGGCGTAGATGTAGACGAAAAAGAAGTCCTTAAAATGCGTAAAGCAAGGGCTATAGCCTTAAAAGACGCCAACAGTAAGGCGGAATTTATAGCCCAGACACAGGAAGACCAGGCGGTAGAAAACTTTCTAACAAGGCTAAAGAATGACATTTACTATACGACCAATACGCCGCAGCTAAGCGAACTAAACGGCGCTACAGCTACAGAAATAAAAATGAAGTACGCTTGTCTGGATATTAAGGCCGGGAAAAAGGAACCTTACTTCATAATGGCAATAACACAGTTAATAGCCATACTTACCGACTTTCTAAATACCGAAAAGCTGCTAAGTAATGGCGTTAAGGATACCTACCCTATCGTATCCGACCCTAAACAGCTGGAAGACCGCGACGATATTTACCGTTCCGACTGGTTAAGTGTTAGCCTGGTTCGTAATCTTCCACAGAACTACGAAGAAATCGCGACTATTGTAGCGACCCTGGCCGACAAGGTACCAGACAGCTACCTTTACGAATTACTATGGTTTATTGACGACCCACAAAAGGCGCTTGACGAAATGAAAGCCCAGAAGGCGGAAAACGCTAAAAGCAATATGGCTAACAATCTTTCACTTATTGGACTGGGTGCTAATAATTTAGGTGATGATGGTAACGAAGACGCTAACGCGGTTACCGAATAACGTAAGGGGGTTTGTGTATGCCAAATAGACAAAGTATTTTAGATGATTATACAAGGTACTATACGGAGCAGTTGGAACGATTAATAGGGCAACGTATGACTGAATTAGAACCAGCTTATAGATTGTTACAATTTAAGGCTGTAGATTATTTAAAAGTGCTTTATAAAGACATAAGCAATATCAAAGACCCAGTAAAACTAAAATCTAAACTGTACCAGATAAAGTTACAGGAACAACTAATAGCCCAGCTTTTACCAGACTTACAGCTTTTAGATTTTAAACAACAGCCTTATTTTACCTCTGTGTTAGCGGGACAGTTGCAGTATGGTTATTATACGTCGGCTTATACTTTAGAAAAGGCGGCCATGATACGTACTACGGTTCCAATTCTTACAAGGTCGAACGTCTTAAGTGTATTAGCTAATCCCTGGTTACCAGATAAGGCTACCTATAGTGATAGAATACGAGTTAATACGGCCTTAATAGCTGAAAAAACAAAGGAAGTTGTAACAGACATTGTAACCAAAAATCTTAGCTACAACGAGGCGGCTAATTTACTTAAAACCAAGATAAACGAAAGTTACTATAGGTCGGTAGCCCTTGTACGTACTGAAATGTCCAGGGCTTCGTCTTTAGGTGGCAGTCTTGCAGCTATGAATAACGCCGATATATTGGACGGTAAGTATTGGGACGCTACACTGGACAGTAAAACCGCCCCACGTGACGCGGCTAACGACCGTGAAGTATTTGACTTAGATTATGATACGCCTAACAACCCTGGTGTAGCTGGCAAGAGAATACCAAACCACCCTAATTGTAGGTGTAAATATGTGAACAAATTAAAGTATCTTGACCCTATTAGTATCAGACAGGCTCGAAAAAATGACAGTAAAACAAGTTGGGGCGACACATACGTAACTAAAGCTAAAACCTATGACGAATACGCTAAAGAACGTGGGTTACCAACCGTTAAGGAAATGTTAGAAGCGGATAACCCAAAGCGTTATTTAAGACCAGGGGAAACAATCGCCAGTCTTACTAAACAAGTAGAGCGTAAAACCTTTAATAATCACACTATAACAGTATCGCGGGCGCCGTGGGATAAATAACAATAAGTTTATGAGGACTACTCGAAATTGAGCCGTCCCATATTTTTATAAGCCACAACCTACCAGGGGCTAATACCTGGAAGGGACAGACGTTACTTATGTAGCGTCTTTTTTATTGCCGTAACCTACCCAGGGCGTCGTACTGGCAAGGGTAAAACCGCCACAGCTGCGGAATAGCTGGATTAGCCGACGGGCTTAAAATGGAAAGGAGTTTTAACAATGGGAAAGTTAAGAAAATTACAGGAAAAGTACTTAAAAGGCGAAATCACTAAGGCCGAATACGACGCCCAGGTAAGACAGCTGCTTACCGACGAAATTATAGACCAGGAGCAAGTAGACGAAGCCTTAGAATATGACCCAGAACACGAAAAACCACAGTATAGCCAGGCTGACGTAGACGCTATGATTACTACGAAAGCTATTCGTATGGTTAGAAAAGCCCTTAAAGACGCTGGCGTAGACATTGAAGCCGATAACAAGACCCTACTTTCTAAGGTAGCGGAAACAATTAAGACGGGGTCTACTAAAAAAGACGGCGACGACGGTAAAGGCGACAGTAAGGCCACAGACGAAGAACTGGTTACACTTAGAAAACAGGCGGACCGTGCCAAGACTTTAGGCGAACGCGTTAAAGACCTTGTAGTCGAAAACGCCGTACTTAAAGAAGCTGGAAAGTATAATCCTGTAAACCCTGTACAAGTGGTACGCGCCCTAAGACTGGACTACATGGACGGTATCGACTACGACGAAGAAACGGGCGAAGTAGATACTAAAAGCGTATCCCGTGCTTTAAAGAAGGTTCACGAAAGCGAACCTAACTTATTCAAAGTCACAGAAAACGACGACACCGACAACAACGATTTTAAGGGCAAGGGTCCAGGCGGTGGCGCTGGTGGCGGAAGCAAAGACCACGACGCTAAGAAAGCCCAGGCGTTGGAAATGTTAGGTATCAAGAAAGACACAAAATAACGAAAGGTAGGTAAATATTATGAACAACGATTTAACAATCAGAACGGCAAATTATGCAGCGGCTAAGGAAATTAAGGCCAGCGCACACTATGCCTACGTAGTCAATGGTATTACCCTTGACGGTTCCAAATTTGCAGTAAATGAGTATGTACCAGAAGGCCAGTGCTTAGTAATGGACAATGTTACAGGAAAGTATGAGAAGTACGCAGAAACTACACCGGGAACCTTTGAACCTGGAAAGTCAAACCCTGTAATCCTCGACGAAAGTATCCAGTTTAAAGCTAATAGCGAAGGGGTTAACCCAGACCTTACAGCTGGACAGATTTTAGTACATGGCGCGGTTTACGCTTCCATTTTGACAGGTGTAACTACAGCATTTAAAACGGCCTTAGCTGGCGCTATCCGTTTTGTGTAAGACTAATTAAACGAAAGGTAGGTAAAAAATATGGCTGGATTAGCAAATCTTAGTGAATTTTTCGAAAATCCACTATTCACAGAAACAATTAGCGAAGTACCCGTAGAAACGGGGTACATTGGACAGAGGTTCCTTCCGCTGGAAGAAACTTACGACATTGACTTTAACGAAACCGTAATCGAAAGACAGGCGGACATGGCCGACATTATCGACAGCGGCGCAGAACTTCCATTGACTGACAGGGACCCTGTTAGACGTATTAGCGGCGAAATTACAGATATGGGCCAGTCCTATATCGTAACAAAGAAAGAACTTGCCGCTATGATGGATAAGGGTAACAAGGGCAAACAAACCATGATGGTTAAGCAGCTTTTAGGCAAAACCGCACAGCTGAAAAGAAATATTGACGCACGTATCGAGTGGTTAAGATGGCAAGCTTTAGGCGTAGGCGCTATGGCTTACGATAAGTCTGGTATTAAATTGGGCGTTGACTTCGGCGTACCAGCGGGTAACAAGGTAATCGCAGCTACAAAGTGGAACGTAGACGGCGCTACTATCCTGGCTAACTATGAAAAGTGGGTACAGGATTATGTAGACCTTAACGTTAATGGTTACACCCCGGATATTTTCGTAACAAGTATCGAAGCTATTAGAACCGTTCTTAATGACGTAGCTGTAAGAAAAGCTATTAGCGGTTATTCTGACAAGCTGCTTACCCTGGACGAACTTAACACTTTCCTTAGAGGTAGAGAACTTCCACCTATGGAAGCCTTCGACGCTAAGGTAACTTACAGGGACGTTAACAACGGCGGCGCAAGAACTACAGCAAGGCTATTGTCTTCTACTAAAGGTGTATTCCTTAAAGAAGGCGGTCTAATCGGTAGCCAGCTATTAGGGCCAACATATGAAAACAATATGAACCCTGGTATCTATGCAAGAACCTTCACTATGGAAAGACCAATTAGGGAAGTTATCGAAGTTGTGGGCGCTTCTTTCCCTAAAATTACAGACCCAGACCTAATTAAGATAGCGACTATTCTTTAATAGTCGCTAATCTATTTTGAAAGGAAGTGTTAACGTGAAAGTGAAAATACTTAAAGAAGGCGTTACCTTCGGTAAGTCTTTACTGGACATAGGCGCAGAACTTGAAGTCGAAGACGCAAGCGGTAAAAGCCTTGTAGAAAATGGCTACGCCGAAGTTATCGAAGCTGTAGAGCCACCAAAAGACGACCTTACAGCCGAAGAAATGGCGAAGAAATTAGACGAACTGTATAAGGCGGACGACTTAAAGGCAGCGGCTAAAGAAGCCGGGGTAGAATTCGACGCTAAAGCGACTAAGGCCGAAGTTATCGAAGCTGTAATCGCTGCTGAAAAGTACGCCGACCTTATTTAAGGCGGTGATATTATGTTCCTTACGCAAGCGGAATTAGTTAGTACCTACTACACCCCCGCGGAACCTGTTACGGACGCTGAACAAAAGTTATACTTGCTTCGTGCTAATGCCTTTTGTCGCGGGTATATCGGTGGCGACCCGCCAGTAATTGACGAAGGGTTAAAGGTAGCTGTGGCGTTATGCTTCGAAGTCTTCGCACGTGGCGAAACTTCACAGATTAACGAAACTACAGGCAATATAACCGAAGTCGCCCCACCTACGGCAGCTACAACACAGGGCAAGTATGCAAATACAGACCCATTTAAAACGGTAAAGGAAATGCTACGGTCCTATAAGCTGGCGTTTGAGAATTCAACAAACGTAAGCGATAGGGGGGTAAAGTTTTTATGAAAAAATCGGGTATTATCTTAGATAAGAATTTTGATAAGTGGCAAAAATGGTTACGTACTTTACAAAAGGACGAACTTAAAAAAATGCGTGACCGCGTAGCCAGAACTTTAGTAGCACGTGGATATGAATATGCAAGCGTGAATACCCCTATCCGTAGTGGTGAATTAAAAAGTAGCATGCACATGGGTAGCCCCAAAAGTTCATGGAACGTAAATGTTGAGCTTCCTAATGTTGATATTATTTTTTATGGGACGGTTGTACCCTATGCAGCCGCTGTAGAAGAAGGTTACGAACAAAAAAAAGGACGTTTTGTTCCTGGGGAATGGCGAAGCGGAACATTTCATTATATCCCAGGTGCTAAAACTGGCATGGTTCTAACTGGTAAGATAATCTCAGGTACACACGCCTTTGAAAAATCTTTAGACCATTTAAAGGACGGCGATATACAAAAAGCTTACACAGAAGGAATAGAGGAATTGTGGGAGCTATTAACTGGAAGGTAGGGATACCATGGACTACGAATTAGAGTTAACGGCGGTACAGACGTGGTTAAAATCGGCGTCGGGTCTTAATTCCTGGCGTCGTGACGTCGCACCGCCCAAATTAGCGCGCCCCGTGGTTATATGGGAAAGTCCCTACCGCGGAAGGGTGCGACATTTACACAGGTACGCATATGTACAACGTGTTAGGTACTATGGTAAGTTATTTGTAAACAGCGTAGACGAAGTTTTACGCCTACAGCAATCACTTAGCGAAGACCTAGAAAACCGTTGCGGTATACTGGACGTTTTAGACAAGGACGGCGTTAAGGTAGGGCTTTTAAAATCGGTGGAACTTGAATTCAACGAAACCGAAGGCTTAGACGTACCCTTTAGGCTTAACTATGAAGTGGCCTATACGCGTACAAGACCAGAGCAGCCGCCAGCGCCTAACTATGTTTACACAAAGGTAACCAGTCAATCCGTACCAAAAGTACAGGAATACACCGAAACTATGGCCGTATCCCCTACTTTGTCGGATACTGATAAAGAGTATACGCCGACAGGTACTACGGTTACGGCTGACGACAATATTTTATAAGGGGGTTTTAGCATATGGCAACCAACGAAACAAAGGCCGAAGTTAAAAAGGCCGCAGACCCATTATTCGAAAAAGAAGAAATTATTAAAAGCGCGGGCCTATTCGGAACTTCGCCCGAAATTATGGCGGGCGCTTTAACTTTCGTAAAGAAGGACGCAATCACAAAACAGGAAGCTGAAAGCGCACTAAGCGCGTTCCTGGCAAGACCTGTAGGAAAGGAGTAAAAATATTATGGCTGGAACATTTATAAAAGGTATCAGTAAGATTTTAAGCGGCGTTTATTCCCGTATCGTCGCTACTGTAACACGTATCGTAATGGGAACCCGTGGCGTTGTAGCTTACCCCTTTACTTCCGACTGGGGGCCTGTGAATGAACTTGTACCACAGACCTTAGGCGAATTTAAGGACGCTTTTAACGCTGACAAAACAGCACTTACAGCAAGTAAAATATATTTGCACGCTTCCAAAGGCGCGCCAAGTAAGATACTGGCTTATCGTATGGCTACGGCTTCCGCTAAAAAAGGTATATGTACTTTAGGTGTAGGTAGTCTACAGCTGGAAACCTTATACCCTTCCGCAAGAGCCTTTGTAGCCGTTGTTAAAGACGGGGTCGAAGAAGGAACTAAGGTAGTTGAAATCTTAGAAGGCGGCGTTAAACTTGTTAGCGTGGTAGGCGCTACTAATGCGGCTTTAGCCCTTGAACTTAATAAGTCTGACTACGTAAGGGTAACTACGGTAGGGGAAACTATACCAGCAAACGCCGCTAATATTGCTTTTACTGGCGGTGATAACGGTAGCGTGGTTACTGTTACTGAATACAGCGCGTTTCTTGACGAAATCGAAGCAGACGGAAACGCTAACAGCTTTTCCTTAGATGGCGTAAGCGACGAAGCTATTATCACTACCGTAACAACCTGGTTAAGACGTGTAAGAAGTGAAGGCTTCTACGTTACTTTCGCTTCTGGTGGACCTTCTACCTGGGACGACGATATTAGCCTGGCTAATGCGGCTTCCGTGGCGCATAACTACAGGGGTATCGTAAACGTGGGTAATGGCTGCGACGGTTATACCCCGGCGGAAATGGCTATCTTTATCGCGGCGCGCGTTGCTTCCGTAGCCCTTAACAGGACTGTAACCGACGAAACAGTACCGTACACGAAGGTTAATAAAAAGATTAAGATTACCCCAAGGGAAACCGCGAAAACAAAGGGTACTTTAATCTTTGTTATGAACGGTGACTTTGTAGAAATCGACGAAGGCGTTAATACGCTTACAAGCCCTTCCAATGACGAAAGTAAAGAATTCGGTAAGATTAGAGTATCTAACACGCTGGATTATGTTACTAAAGACCTGGAAGCCTTCGGAAATGAGTACAAGAAGACTAAGTCTAACACAGAGGAAGCCCGACAGTGCTACGCTACTATGGTCGAAGAAAGCTACCTAAGACCGTTAGCGAACGACGAAATAATCAAAGTTGGATACTTCTATAGACCAGACCCAGAATACCATGGGGATACAGCGGTTTATAGCCCAGCTATTGACGAAGCCTTCTTCGACAGTGATATTACGCCAGTCGATAGTATGGAACGTATCTACCAGAAAATCGGCGTAAACTTTTAATTTAAACGAAAGGAAGGTATAAACATATGAGTTACGAAGCTAATCAAGCTATTAACGGCCTGTACGGGTTCGTTTATGACGAAAACGGTACAGAACTTCAAAGTACGCAGTCCTTCGAAACTAACTTAGAGTATGAGAAGGAACCCATTAAACAAGCTGGAAAGTTTTTAGACAGCCATAAAGTTATGGGTGGTAGCGGTAGCGGTACTCTTACTATCTTGAAACTTGATAGTAGACTACAAAGAAAAGTAGCCGAAAACCCTACAGCTAAGTATAACTATATCGGTAAGCTGGCAGACCCTACAGCTAAGGGCGAAGAAGCCATTATGTATAAAGGTCTATCTTTCGATAGTACACAGCTTACACAGTATGAACTGGGCGCGCTTGTAGAAGAAGAATTCCCTTTTACATTCGACGACTTCGCTTACATCAAATCAATAGAGTAAGACTAAGGGACGCGTAAAAGCGTCCCTATTTCATTTAAACGAAAGGTAGGTATAAAACTATGGCAACAGCTAAAACAATCGCTACAGACGAAAATATCGAAGCTGTAGACGCTACAAAAGAGGTTAAATCATTCCTTACCCTGGAAGACATTTTAGGCAAGGACGCCAACGACCTTAAAGCCGTACCACAAGGCGAATTCGAAACAGAAAAATTAGGTATAGTACCATTTACGGCGCTTACTTATGCTGAATATAAACAAGCTAAAAAGGACTGTGTTAAATATACCGCAGACGGAAGCGGCGGAATTAAGACAGACATAGACGACGATAGACTTATGGTTAAGGTAGTGCTTCTGGGCGTAGACAAAGACGCAAGAAGTAACTTTACTTTCGCTAACAAGGCGCTTCTTGAAAAGTTGGACGTAGTAACCGCAGAAGCAGCGGCGGGCGTACTTCTTTCCCCTGGTGAAATTGTAAACTTCGCGGTAGCAATTCAGAACGCCAGCGGCTTCGGTAAGAAGAAACAGAAGGAAGACAGTGAAGAAATAAAAAACTCCTAAAGTCCAACAAGGAAGCGAAATTATTAGCTTATATATGGAATACGCAAGGCAAAATTCCAAGCGAAATATATAACCTTCCACCGTTGGAAAAAGAATTCGTATACCAGGCGACGCTACTAAAAATTAAAGATGAACAGCGCGCCGCACGTGAAGCAAGGCGAAAGAATGGTAAGGGGGTGTAAAGCGTGTCGGATAAATTTACTATGGGTGCGGAAATGACCATACGAAACAATTTTAGCAGTCCTATGTCCGAGGCTACCAGAGATACGGAAGCCTTTAAAAGAACGACCGAAAGCACAAACAGCGCTGTAGGTTCCTTTGTCAATACGACGACAGCTTCCACCCAGGCGACGCAACAATTTACAGACGCCTTACAGGAAGCCGCCAACGCGACACAGGAAACGAACGCAGCTACACAGGAAGCTACCACTAATTTTAACCGCTGGAAAACTTCCATGCAGCAATTTAACAGGGGTACAGAAACCCTAAAGAATATACCGAATACTATACGGCAGATAGCACGGTCCAAGCTGGACGGGTTAGAAAATTCGATTATCAGTACCCGGCTACAGGCTGGTCTGTTAGTAGGTGGAATTAAGACCCTGGCGAAAACCAAAATATCAAATGCGGTTAATGGCTTTAAGGAATTTAAAGACACCATAACCGAAGGCGAAAGCGGCTTATCCGGGTTTACTAAAGGCTTAAAGAATATCGGAAAAATAAGTATCGCAAATACCTATAACACCATGAAGAACTTAACTTCTAAAGTGAAGGAATTCGCCGGGACTAAGATATCGGGTATTACGAACAAACTTAAAGATTTTAAGAATAACGCGTCTGGTGGCGAAAGCGGCGTAAAAGGCTTATGGAACGCACTTAAAAACGCGGCCAGTGTAAGCTTTTCGTCGGTTCATAATGGACTATCGAAAATCGGTAATATCGCTTCTTCGGCTGGTTCCAAAGTGGCTAAAGGCTTCGGTAGTATAGCCATGGGAACCGTAAAAGGTTTAGGTATTGCTACAGGTGCTTTAGCTGCTGGCGCGGCGGCTGCTGGTGCTGGAATATTCAAACTTGCGAACATGGCCAGCGACTTATCAGAAAGTACTAACGTTGTTTCTGCTACGTTCGGCGAACAAAGCGTATCGGGTATGACAAAGTGGGCGCAAAGTATGGCCGACCTGGCGGGTGTATCTGAAACATATGCCACTACCTGGGTAGGTTCTATGGGTGCCATGCTTAAAACGTCTGGTATAGCCGAAAAAGAACTACCTGGAATGTCACAAAGCTTAGTACAACTATCCGGGGACCTGGCTTCTTTCTATAACCTGGACAACGAAGACGCCTGGACTAAGATACGTAGCGGTATCAGTGGCGAAACTGAACCACTGAAACAGTTAGGTATTAACATGAGCGTCGCAAACATGGAAGCTTATGCACTATCTAAAGGTATTACGAAGTCCTATAATGCTATGTCGCAAGCGGAACAGACCCAGCTTAGATACAATTATCTTATGGGTGTAACCGCCGACGCACAAGGCGACTTCGCGAAAACCTTAGACGGTTCACTTTCAAACCAGTTAAGAGTATTAGGGCTTAACTTTAAAACAGCTGGAACGAACATAGGTAAAATATTTATGCCAGCGGTATTAGGTGGCGCTAAGGCTTTAAATGGCTTTCTAAAAGAAGCTAACGAAGTACTGGCCGACGGGTGGCAAGACGGCGACGCTACGAAAATAGCGGATATATTTACACGTATGTTAGATACTGGCGTCAACGCCTTAGAAAAGGGTTTACCGAAGCTGGTTAACACTATAGTACCAATTATTAACACTTTCGCGGGGGCAATACTAAAAGCCCTTCCAGCTGTAGTACCTGTGTTATTAAAAGGCGCTGTACAGGTTCTTACCAGTATAATAGACCTTATTAAGGCAAATACGCAGCCGTTAATATCGTTAGCCGTTAGCATAGTAACCAGTTTAGCAAGCTTCTTACTGGACGCTGTACCACAGATTATACTAATCGGTATGGACATACTTTTAGGCTTTATCGAAGGTATTGTAAACGCCTTACCGACGTTGATACCTGTAGCAATTACCGCAATACAAACCCTGGTAAATGGTTTAATTAGCCGTATGGATATGATTATACAATCGGCTTTAACTATCATCATGGGGTTAGTTAACGGACTACTACAGAACCTTCCACGGCTGATACAAGTAGCCTTCCAGCTATTACAGGCTATCGTAAGCAGCATACTAAATAATATACAGCTGATTATAAACACAGCTTTAACGCTTATAACGACCCTGGTACAAGGGTTACTACAGAACTTACCGCTATTGATAAACGCAGCTATCCAGTTATTTATGGGTATTCTTAGCGGACTACTACAGAACTTAGACCTAATTATCCAAGGGGCTATAACCCTAATAACGACGCTGATAACGACCTTAATACAAAACTTACCTATGCTTATCCAAATGGGCGTACAGATTATCGTAGCTTTAATAGGTGGTCTTATCCAAGCTATTCCGCAGTTAATCGCTGCTATACCACAGCTTGTAGGGGCTATCATTGATACGATTATGAGTACGAACTGGTTACAAGTAGGCTGGGATATTGTAAAAGGCGTCGGTAAAGGATTGTTAGATGGTATTAAAGGCTTCTTCGGTGGTGGTGAAAAGGGCGGCCAAGAAATGGCCCAAGGCGCGGCCACTGGGTTAACTAACAACATGGGAACGGTTAGCGCTGCTTCCCAGGCGACAGCTAATACAATTACAACCGGTTTACAGCCAGACTACAGTGTTATAGGTGGTTACGGCGCTACTGCTACTACTACCCTGGCCGACGGCTTTACGGCTAATTCTACAATAGCTGTAGACGCCGCTAAGGTTACGGGACTTGACGCTATGACAGGCTTATCTACTGGTTTAACTGACAACATGGGACTTACTACGGACGCAGCTACCACGATTACTACGGATATGACAGCAACCTTTAACGATATAGACCTATTCCCTACTGGTAAAAACGCTATGGAAGGTCTTAACAAAGGTTTATTGTCTATGAAGGGTACGTTAATGGTTACGGCCCGTAGCATGGCTAACAGTATTAGAAACGAAATAAACAGCGCGCTTGATATACACAGCCCTTCGCGGGTTATGGAAGAAAGCGGCGAATACACAGGCGAAGGCTTAATCGTTGGTATCAATAAAATGATAAGCAAGGTTAAGGAAGCCGCCAGAGGTTTAAGCGACAGTACGATAGAACCGTTCGCTACTTCTTCGGCAAGTCAAAGCTCTATTAGCCCAAGCGGTACCGTACCGACACCAAGTAGAAGAAGCGAAGGCCTACGTATACAGATTGAAAATATTATACTAAGCGACGTCGGAAACAAGAACCCGAAAGAACTTGTAGCAGAAATCCTAAAACTGCTATACGAAGAACTAAGCGGAGCCGACGAGGTACTAAGCGCTGGGGAAATGGGGGCGTTATTGACATGATAGGAATTGATGTAGATATTACGATTAAGGCCGACAATGATTATCTAAACATTCCCGTAATTCCAGCGCAGCTAAGCTATGACGACGGAAGCGCTACACCTGTTACGGTATCCATATTGCAATTAGGCGACGTGGACTTCCATAACGGCGTAGCGCTTGATACGTTAAGCTGGTCCTGTTTCTTCCCGGCAAGATATGACGCTGGGTACTGTAAAACGACTAAGCTACTGACGCCAACAAGCTACAGAAATAAATTAAGTGGCTGGAAGGACAGCGGGGCTAAGTTACAAGTAATTATACCGTCGGCGGGAATAAATAAGGCTATGAAAATATCGTCTTTCAAGTGGGTTTTTAAAGGCTTCGAAGGCGATTTATACTACGACTTAGTCTTAAAGGAATACAAAGAAATAAAGCCTATACAGGTGGAAGCGAAAAAGGTAGTAATATCTAATCCACGACCAGCGGCCCCAGCGCCTACAGCGGCAATTAAGAAAGGCGACAAGGTCCAGTTTAACGGCGGACCCGTTCACACTTCGGCTAACGCTGCTAAGGTAGCCGTAAACAGGAAATCGGCGGTATGTAAGTGTACTAACACGTACAGCGGGAAACACCCCTACCACCTTATCCACGAAAGCGGCGACCGGGTTTATGGCTGGGTGGACGCTTCCAACTGTACGAAGCTGTAAGGGGGTCGGTTTATGATTAAGATTACTATAGGCGGGTCTGATTATACGGCCGTCTTAGCAAGCGAACCGACAATAACGGACCAGCTAAACGCGAATTGTAGGATACTAAAATTTAGCGTAGAACAGCTGAAAAACCCACAGCTTTTAGTCGGTTACAAATCGGAACTTTTTTATAATGGCGTCCGTTGGTTTACTGGCGACGTAAAAAACCACCGTATCACGGCCACAGGTAACATAGAATACCAGGTTAACGACCCCTTATTCTTCTTATCGAAGAACCCGGACGACTACTACTTTAAGAACCAAACAGCAACACAAATTATTAAGTCTATGGCGGATAAATGCGGCGTAAAGGTGTCTTCCCTGGCTAACACCGGGGCGGTCTTCCCTTACCTGTATTATCCTGGGGCTTTACCAGAAAAGATAGCCATAGACGCACTGGCACGAACAAAAAACGCCAATGGTAAAAAGTACTGGTTTAGGTATGACCCGGTAAAAGATGGGATTACCCTATTTGAACGGCTTATACCAGCTAAACTATGGGCCTTTCAGTTAGGCGTCAACTTACTAAGCGCAAGTAAAACCGACAGCATAGACGAACTTTGTAGCACTGTAAAGCTTGTAAACCGTGAAACGGGTAAGGTAGTTACGAAAACGAACGCCGACGCCCAGGCACGTTACGGCAAAACGCAGCACTTCGAAGAAGTCAACAAAGACACCAAAGACGTAGACGGCAATGCTAACGAACTACTGGCTAAGCTTTCGAAGGTTACTACTACTATGAATATGGCAGCTGTAAACCCCGACGGCGTTATGAACCAGTTTTACACAGGCGACGCCATCTACGTAGAAGAACCTAATACAGGTATGGTAGGCGGTTACTATATACAGAACGTTATACATACCTTTAGGGCGAAAGACTTAATACAATTAGACTTTGATTTACTAAATGCGCCAGACCTTCCAGCTATTCAATTTGAGGACGCGACGGACGCAAGCAAGAAAAGGTAAGGGGGTGCGGAATGGATAAAGCGGTAGACCTACTAAAGCTACTTCGTGGTAACAATGGTAAAGACGGCGTTAGCGGTGAAAATAGCGGGCTTCGTATTATTCGAGCCGTTACCACTGACCCGAACCCTGTTACATTTGTTTTCGAAGGTACCAGTTTAGCGCTGGATATAGACGTCTTCGAAATACCTATTAATTTATACCCTATATGCGCTGGCGATAGGTTTTTAACAAGTCCTATAGTGGGACACAATGCCCAGCGTTGGGGTGTAATCTCCAAAATTAATAAAGGCTTCGTTACCGGGATAATGCAAAGCGGTACCACTTGCAAGGTAGACGGAATAGGAAGGACGTATACAAGCGCCGACCTACTAATCCCTTCGTATGTACCCGAAGACATATACGGTAATCGAAGTCTTAAAACTGGGGACACTGTAGTACTGCTTCCTACCTTAGTGGGTAGTAAAGTCAAGTACGCAATTTTAGAACACTACTAAGGGGGTGGAATTTATGGCAGACGAAAGAAAAACGCCCGTCTTTGACTGGGAAGCTATGGACTTCGCCGTAGGTATCGGTGGCGTCGTAAAAGTCGCTACAGGAACCGAAGCAGCCGCCCAGTTAATACAGAAAGCCGAAAATACGCAGTTAGGAAAATATAGCGTATACGGCGACCTGGAAGACCTTACGAAAAATCATATATACGGTAGTAGGGTCCACGACGTCGCGGTAAGACAAGACCTTTCCGAAGCTGTAAGGCTTTCAGAAATTGAACGCGAAGCCGTAGAAGCCATCATATACGACCCATGGGTAAATGAAGTAACCGAAGTATCGGCTTACAATCAAAAGGACAGCGACGGCGTAACCCGTACGTATTTAGACTTAACAGTAGATACGGTCTTCGGTTCAATCTCTATAGAGGGGGTGGAAACATAATGGCAACAAGACCCGAATTTACACCGCGGTTCGTGGAAACGGCTACGGCTATAAGGGAACGAATGTTAGGTAATATATCTGACGAATGGCGTAAAGAAAAAGGCGACTTCATGTATGACGCTATAGACGCTAACCCGGCCGAAATAATAGACCTTGAAATGAACCAGGATAGAGTTTTACAAAACGCCTTTCCGCAATACTGCGAAGACGAATATATGGACCTGTTCCTACAATCAAGAGGACTGGAACGTATCCAGGCGACCTACAGCGTTAGGACATTGAATATTGAAGCTGACGCGGGCGTCCGTATTCCGAAAAGCTATACCTTTACTTCGGTAGTCTTAGACGAAGACGGAAACCCTATAGAATTTACGGCGAACCTGGAAACTATATTCGCTGTAGAAGCCACTGTACAGGAAGTCCGTATCACGTGTAAGCTTGCTGGGGTTATAGGAAATCTGGCTACTGGTTCGGAATTCGTACTACAGCCACCTATACCCGGTATTCGAGGTATTGTAGATACGGGCGTAATTATTCCAGGGGCAGAAAAAGAAACATTAGACGCAGCCTGGACCAGGTACTTAGAAAAGGTGGCTAACCCGGATACTGGCGGAAACAGAAACGACTATAAGCGCTGGGTACTAAACGACTTCTTTAAGGCGGCTGGTGTAACCATAGGTAAGGTTATCGTCGAAATGTGCTGGGATAAGTCAAACGGACAAGACGGTCGCGGAACCGTGCGCGTTATATGCGCTGGAAGCGACTTTAAACCATTAAGCCAGGAAGTAATAGACTTACTACAGGAATACCTGGACCCTATCCCATACCAGGGCTACGGCTACGGTAAAGCGCCTGGCGGTTCCTTTGTTACGGTTATTACAGGCGTAACGAAAAGTATTGATATAGCCGCAACGGTATCATATGGCGTTAACGTGGACCCAGCGGCGGTACTTACAGCCTTTAGAAAATCGGTAACCGACTATATACAATCTAAAGTATTTGAAATAGACCCGGCTACCGAACTACTATACCCTATCGCTTATAACAAGATAGGCGCCCTTTTAGGTAATACCGAAGGGGTGGAAAACTACGGTAACCTAACCGTAAATAACGGGACTACAGATATTGTATTAGACTACTTCGATATTCCCGAAGTTGGGACGGTGACGCTTACATGACACAGATTATAATTATTAGCGACCGTACCGAAGGAATGGTAGACGCTTCGGCGGATTACTACCAGGAAAGTAGAGTATTTAACGCTATACAAAACGCCCAGGCGTTAGAGTATGACCGAATACAAGAGAATAACAAAGACTTAGCCCTACAGCTATCGCCTAAGACGGCGACCTGGGGGCTTGTTTTTTGGGAAGCTTCCGTCGGTCTATCCCCTAACCCTTTAGGCGATTACGACAGTCGTAGGCCGTCCGTATTATCACGTTTAGCGAATGAAGAAAACTTCGGCGCCGCTATGGTTCATAATCTGGCAGCGAACTACGACGAAAAAATCCGCGTTGAAATTGATACGGCTATCTGTTTAGTAACTGTTATCTTCCAGCGTGGCGTACCGACGTTTTTAGAAACCTTTAAGGAAGCGCTAAGCAACATCATACACGCGCATTTAGGTGTAGAGTATAAATTTGACTACCATATAGAAACAGGTATCGAAGTAGAAACAGCCTATAGCCGTTATGTATATAGTCTTCCGAAAGCTGGGGGCGCTACTTTATGCGGTACCCTTCCTTCAATAGCTGTAAGCGCCCTGGTTTATGCTACGGACATTACTACAGACGAAAACGGCGGACTAACGGAAAAGACCTACGAATTATGTAATCAAATTTATAGCGGGGGTGAAACAATAGCATGATAACAATTAACGGTATTCAAAAATTCGCTAAAGCTATGGCGAATATTGTTTCGAAAGGAACATACACCGTAGGCGGCGTAACAAAAGACTTACCTATCCACAGTACTAAGGTCGAAGGCGACACGTTCTACGTTAACCTGTACTTAGACGATACGGTAGTCGGAAATATCACAAATACGAAGCTTTACGACTACGAAGGAACGATATTAGCAGATAGACCAGACAGCATAGTAAAGCCCGCAGAAAAAGGTCTGTTAATCGTTTATAAATTTAAGTTAAGTGAGGTGACACCATAATGACAGAATTTGAATTATTCCAATGGCTGGACCACGTCATAGACGGAACCCAGACATACACGCTACAGGAAGTCGTAGGAAGCCCAGGCCATTATAAGCTGGTAGCTGACCCGGTAACTGTAGTACAGCAAGGTACGCCCCTTAGCCAGTCAAAACTGGGCGCTATGAACGACGGTATAGCCTTTTCCCACTTCGTAGAAGGTAGTATCATAGGCGAACTAATGCAAAAGCTGGGGGTTATGCGAAACGACAGAATTGTAGACTTCCAGAAAAGGCTTGTACAAGGGTCCGCAGTAATTACCGGGACACCTGGGAATTATCTTTCTACGGAATACCCTTTCGTACTTGTATCACTACCTACGGGAAGCCAGTACGCGCAGACTAATACCCCTAACTACGACGTCAATTTAAGCGTAATTAGCGCCGACGATATGAACGCCATAGGTAATTTAGAGGTATACGACAAAGCCAGTAACGGCTTTAAAGTCCGATATACTGGAAGCGCTAAGACTGTTTCGTTTAACTGGACTATCATAAACACCAAAATAATTTAAGGGGGTAAGAACCTATGAAAATTCAACACGTAAACACAGGTACGAAAGCTACCTATAAGGTTAACGGTAATTTGCTAAACCTGGCAGTACCGGGCGTCCCTTCTATCACGCTTGACCTTAACGAAGAACTAAAAGACACCGCCAGCGTCGTAGACGTTAGCCTTAACCAGGGCTTTACGCAGTTAGAACGCGGCGTAGGAAACTGGTATATCGCAAGTATCAAAATACCAGCAAGGGAATACGACTTAGTCGAAACTGGTGAAGTAGACGAAGAAGGCTGGCCGATTATGCAAGAAGAAGCTTTACCTGTAGATATGCGCGACGTCGTACTTTGTCTATGGGGTATCCCAGATATAGCAATTACAGAAAGTGAGGTAATTTAATATGCCATTTACATTTTCAATGAAAGACACTTATAGGCAAGCCGTAGAAGCGGCCAGCGGTGGAAAACAAACCGTACTTTACGACGACAAGGGTATCCCTTCGGTTATGAACATCATACCGAAACTTACCTACAAAGACGTCGGAATAGGTACAAGCGAAACAGCCCTTCCAGCTTTTATTAAGAACGGCGTAGTACTACCAGAAATCTTTATCGGTACGTATATGGCTAATGTACACGACGGTAGGGCGTACAGTCTTCCGGGACAGGTTCCTAAGGTTTATACTACGGCGGACCAGGCTATCGCCTACGCAAGGGCTAAAGGCGCTGGCTGGCACTGTGTAACAAACGCCGAATATGCAGCTATCGCTTTATGGTGTAAGAAGAACGGTTACTACCCACGTGGTAATAACAACTACGGCAGCGACCATGGCGCGACACACGAAAAATGTAGACCGGGAACCGTAGGCGGTGACGGTAGAATTAACTTAGGTCTTACTGGTTCGGGTCCTTCTTCATGGACACACGACGGAACGCCTAACGGTATCTATGGACTTAACGGCGACGCTTACGAATGGGCTATCGGCGTAAGAACTGTAGACGGAGAAATTCAAGTATTGGAAAATAACAACGCTGCTATGGATAACGCAGACCTTACCGTAGGTAGTGTAGCCTGGAAGGCAATTTTACAAGACGGTACATTAGTCGCACCTGGTACAGCGAATACCCTTAAATTTGACGCTACAGGCGTTAACGGCGCTGGTACGTCTAAGCTTAATACGGTAATAACTTCGGTATCCGACGGAACGACTTACGCCGCAGCGCAATTTAAAGATACAGCTGTAGCGGCGGGCGTAACAGCGCCCGACATTCTTAAAGCTTTAGGTCTGTACCCTATGGATACTACGGACCATGGCGGGGACTACCTTTACACAAGAAATGTAGGCGAAAGGTTCTTCTATCGTGGTGGCAATTGGCATGGCACTTCCGCTGCTGGTGTCTTCTATGCGTATGGCGGTTACCCGCGTTCGAATTCGTTTGACTCTATCGGGTTCCGCGTCGCTTTTGCTGTATAACTGAAATCTGTTTACTGAATATCTGAATAGCGAACGATAGTGAGCGCTAAGGGGGTTACATTATGGCCGAATATAAGCCTAAAACGGAATTGATGATAAAACAGAAAATCGAAGACATGATAGTCTACGGTAATATCTGCTTAAAGCAATTCCCAAAGGCAGAACGCTACGCTATGGCGGCTGATATTAGAAGGTGTATGTATACCCTTTTAGGCTTAGTCGTAGCAGCGAACAAAAGATACTATAAGAAAAATACGCTACAGGAAATAGACGTAGAATTAGATACACTAAGGACGTTTATACGCCTTGCAGCTAACAAAGATTTAAAGTACCTATCAGTCGAAAAGTACGGCAACTGGGCCGCCATGGTAGACGAAATAGGTAAAATGTTAGGCGGCTGGTTTAAGAGTATAAGCCAGTAGCTTAACGGGGGTACTTGTCATAAAAATTGAGGTTCTTCTATCGTGGTGGCAATTGGAATAACACTTCCAATGCTGGTGTCTTCTATGCGAATGGCAATAACCCGCGTTCGAATTCGAATGACAATATCGGGTTCCGCGTCGCTCTACCTGGCTTAGTCTTTAGTCTGTTTCTTACGGGAAACAACGCGTACACAGGTAAAGGGGCAAGTATCCCACCCTAACGGGTAAAAACAAAATATAGAACGGATACGGTTTAGTACACCTGGAATTAACCAAGTGGGCGAAACGCTGGAAGTAATTCCGAACGCCGTAAAACGGAAAGGACATAAGAATATATGGCTAAAAGAGTAGGTAACCTGTACTATGAGAATTTAACCTACGAAAAGCTGTATTACGCATACCAAAACGCCGCTAAAGGCAAAAGGTATCGCGCGGACGTCCTGGAATTTACAAACAACTTAGAAAGTAATCTGTTAGCCCTGTTAGATGAATTAAAAAACCATACTTACGTAGTAGGTGCCTACAGGGAATTTTATGTATATGAACCTAAGAAGCGTCTGATAATGGCGCTTCCTTTTCGTGACAGGGTCGTACAGTGGTGGCTGTATTCCATACTGTACCCTATCTTCGATAAGACCTTTATAGAAGATAGCTTCGCCTGTAGAAAAGGTAAAGGCGCTAAAGCAGCCGCGGACCGTATACAGTACATTCTACGAAAGCCAGAAGTAGTAAGCGGTAATAGTTACTTTTTAAAAATCGACATGGCGAAATACTTTTACCGTGTCGTACACGCTACACTACTGGAAGTCGTGGCACGTAAGATAAAAGACCGTAATATGATGTGGCTTTTACAGCTATTCATAGAGGGCGACGGTACACCCTTCGGCTTGACACTGTGTTACAACGTGGAAGACGCCGAACGTATCAACGACAGGGGTATGCCTATAGGAAATTTATCAAGCCAGTTAATGGCTAACGTCTATCTAAATGAGTTAGACCAATTTTGTAAGCACGTACTTAGGATACGTTACTACGTGCGTTATATGGACGATGTAATTATTATATCTGACAGTAAACAAGAACTACACGAAATACTAAGTCGTATAACCGAATTCCTGGAAACGCGCCTACAGCTGGTACTAAATGATAAGACAGCAATAAGACCCGTAAGTATGGGGGTACAATTCGTAGGCCTTACCATATGGGCGACGCACCGAACCGTTAGGAAAACTACTTCCCTTCGTATTCGTAGGCGTTTAAAAATATCCGCTAAACGTTATAAGTTAGGAAAACTAAGCTACGAAAAGTATAACGCTACTTTACAATCGTACATGGGACTACTGAAATATAACGACTGCTACCGCTTTAAGACGCGCTACAGCGGACATACAAAATATGATTGCATGAAAAAGGGGGTAAAAATATGGAACCTACAGTAATTGTAGCCGTAATATCGGTAGCTTCGGCTATAAGTGGAATTGTCTTAGGCTGGAAAGGCCACGCCAACGAAGCCAAAAACCAAACTGAAAGACATACCACGCACGACACCAAACTAAGAACCGATATGGACTATCTAATCCGTGGTGTCGACGATATACGGCTGGAACAAAAATCACAGGACCGAAAGCTTGATGATATTTGCGACAGGGTAACCAGGGTCGAAGAAAGCGCAAAGTCGGCGCATAAAAGAATTGACCGTATAGAAAAAACGGAAAGCGTGATTTAATGAAAAAGAAAAAATTTGAGTTTACAAAAACCATTGTAGCCTTAGTAATGACTACATACTTTATCGGTTTAGGTATCGGTATTTATGTCGTACTTAGAATACTGACAGATTACCCGGACTTCGCCGTACAAGCCCTAATCGCTATGTTTTCGTATATCGGCGTCCCTGTAGCAAGTGCTATAGGGTTTTACTGCTGGAAGGCTAAAAACGAAAATATGAATAAGCACGGCGGCGTAGACCAAACAGAAACAGACTTTACAAATAATCTTAATGAAGGGGTGTAAACCATGGAAAACAACACAGTAAGCGCACTAATAGCCGTAGCGCTATTTATCGAAGCACTTGTACAGGTTATTAAACCTATCTACAACGCAGAAGCTAAACGCTTTTCGCTTCCAGAAATCATATCCGTTACAGCTGGTATTATCGTAGCTGTAATCGGTAAGGTTAACCTGTTAAGTGGTCTAATCGTTACGGACAACGTAATAGGGCTTTATATTCTCTATGCTCTATCTGGTATCGCCTTAGGGCGTGGTCCTTCCTTTGTACACGACCTATGGAATAAAGTTAAATTCACTAACATAGACGGCGCCACAAACGCCGCTACCTTAGCCGAACAGCTGGCCGCGATACTATCTAATATCTTCACCACCAAAACAGAACCAAAAGAAAGCACCGAAAACGTCATAAAAGACGAATAAGAAAGGGGTTTTTACAATGAAACTAACAACTTTACTATTAACCAATAACGACTGTTACAAGTCTGGAAGAAGGCATACCGTAAAAGGTATCATGTGGCACAGTACCGGGGCGAATAACCCCAACCTTAGCCGCTACGTTGGACCAGACGACGGAGTATTAGGACCTAATAGAAATAATAATCACTGGAATACACCAAAGCCCGGCGGTATTAGTGTATGTGTACACGCTTTTATAGGCCTTGACAAGAACGGCGTAGTACGTACCTATCAGACTTTACCCTGGGACATAGTAGGCTGGCACAGTGGCAGCGGTTCGTTAGGTTCTTCCAGGAACGCTAACAATAACGGCTATATCGGCTTCGAAATCTGCGAAGACGGATTAAACGACGCTAACTACTTTAACAAGGTATACCAGGAAGCTATCGACCTTAGCGTATATCTTTGTAAGAAGTATGGACTTACTGAAAAAGATATTATATGTCACAGTGAAGGTAACAAGCTGGGCGTAGCAAGTAACCACGCCGACGTTATGCACTGGTTCCCAAGACACGGTAAAAGTATGGATACCGTAAGGGCGGACGTTAAAAAAGCCCTTAACGCTGGAAGTACCGAACCTGTAAAACCTACTACACCTACGCAACCTTCCAGCGGTTCCGTAAAGGTCGGCGACATAGTTACTTTTAAAGGTGGCCCAGTGTACAAGTCGTCCAGCGCTTCTACAGCTGCTACGACTAAAGGCGCCAGCACTTGTAAGGTTACTTCCACCTACAACGGAAAACACCCCTACCACCTGGTTAGCCAGGACGGTAAAGGTGTATACGGCTGGGTGGACGCTGATAGTATCGGCGCAGCTACGAAAGCTTCGGCCTACGTGGTACGTGTCGATATTAAAGACCTTCGTATCCGTAAAGGCCCCGGAACGAATTACGGCAGCGCTGGCTACACTGGCGCGGGTTCCTTCACTATCGTAGAAGAAGCCAACGGACCAGGCGCTACTAAGTGGGGACTTCTAAAGTCCTACCAAAACAAGCGCGACGGCTGGGTTAGCCTTGACTTCGCTAAAAAGATATAAATACCTTCTATCCCCTATGCTTCGGCGTAGGGGCTTCTTTTTATTTGCCTAAAATTAAAATTGTCTTAAAGTAAATTAAAATTATTTATTTGTCCTATTGACAACTAATTTTATTTGTAGTACACTTGTCATACAGACAACAAAGTATATAAAAATTAACTTAAAGACATATAGAAAGGTGGTTCTTAATATGTATAACAAACATAAGAACGTAAAAGTAATGTTCCAGGCAATCATAGACAATTCCCTTTGTGTACAGTACAACACAGCAAAGAAGCGGGACGCTTTCGTAAAGCTGGTAGCGAATACCAAAAACCACAAAGTAACGTGCGTTTCCAGTGTGGCGTATCCATGGAACCCAGACGAAGGCCTACACGGTCTTAAAAGCCCGGAAGACTTCGCTAAGCTGATTGGTACTACCGTAGAGAAGATACACAGGGCAATTAAAAACGGATACTTGCAAACAGAGCGCTTAGGGAATGAACGGTATATCGTTAGCAACAACGGAACATACGTAATCAAAGGTATACATTACGATATAGACGAGAAGTAACGAAAAATTATGCCGACACCTGGGGCGGCTATTCCCCCAGGTAGAAAGGAAGTGTAGTTATGGAAAACTTTAAATACTACGTCGAACAACAGTATTTCAATACTGGCAAGACAAGAACCAGAATTCTTACAGCTGAACAGGCTAAAGAATTAGGCTACTACCATGGATATATGAACGAAGGTAAAATATGCGACCTTTACGTAGATGGCTGTAAGACATTACAGGACGCCGAAACACTTTGTAACGACGTCGCTAACTGTTAGGGGGTGTCACTATGAAGACCTTAAAGCTATCTGGTAAGAACCACGCTTATATAACAGCGCTGGCCGTAATTAAGCATAGCGGAAACGCTGACGAAGCAGTAACCGAATTAATAAAGGCTTATGAAGAAAATAACCCAGCTGTAGCCGCTGACGTTCTGAACTATCTACAGCTACAGAAAACAATTATAGACGAAAAACTTAAATACGAAAGGTAGGTAATAAAGCAAATGGCAAAGAAAAAGACTACAAGACGTGGGAACGGTGAAGGTAGTATCTACGAACGTAAAAAAGGACAATGGGCCGCCGTGGTTACTAACGGCGTGGACCCTAAGACAGGAAAAGCGAAACGTAAATTTTACTATGGAAAGACCAGGTCGGAAGTCGCCGACAAGCTTAGAGAAGCACAGAACCAGCAAGCCGCGGGCGGAATTACTGACCCCGGTAAAATCACAGTCGGCGAATGGCTTAACCTATGGCTTGAAAACTATGTAAGGCCAAATATTAGACAGTCCACTTATGAGAGTTACAGGATACAAATAGATAGTCATATCATACCGAACCTGGGCGGCATACTGTTAAAGAAGCTTACGACGACTAATACACAAATGTTTTTTAAGGATATGCTGGAAAATGGTAATCAGATACGCGTTAAGAATAAAGAAACCGACGAAATGGAACCAAAGGGCGGCGGGCTTTCCCCTTCTACCCTGGTATGTATTCGTAATATCCTAAAGGCCGCTATGGAACAGGCGACCATGGAACGCAAGATACCAATTAACCCGGTTAAAGCTACCAAAGCCCCTAAAGTTGAAAAACGGGAAATGTCGGTACTGGACCAGGACGAAATAGCGCAGTTTTTAAACGCAACCCAACACTATAGGTATTACGCCGCATATGTTACCACCCTTTCGACTGGCATTAGACGCGGCGAAGTTTTAGGCTTAGCCTGGTCTAACGCTAATATAGGGATACCGTGGGAAACCTTAGATAAGGCTTTACCATGGGAACGTATAGGAAGGTTAAAGCTGTGGGATACTGAAGCTATGGACGCGCTTTTAGAAGAACTTCATATAGCGTTAGGCGATACGTCTATAAAAATCGACCAACAGCTTAGCGACAATAAAGCGGGTCCCAGCCTGGAAGAACCTAAGACGGCTTTATCTAAAAGAACCATAGACATACCTTACGACACAGCGCTTACGCTTATCTTCCAAAGGTACCTACAGCGTAAGGAAAGGTTAGAAGCTGAAAGCGATTATAATACCGACGACCTGGTATTCTGTACCAGCAACGGGCAGCCCGTACCCCCAAGAACATTTACAAGGATATTCCAGGGAGCATTAAAGCACGCTGGCGTTAAAAAGGTCCGCTTCCATGACCTAAGACATACGGTAGCCACTGTACTACTGGAAGATGGAACGGCGCTTAATACGGTACAGGAATTACTGGGACATTACGACCCGGCTTTCACAGCTACGCAGTACGGCCATGTTACTAAGAAAATGAGAAGCGAAGCTACAGAAAAATTAGGCGGTATGCTACAAGCTGCTAAGAATAAATTTTAGTTTACTTGTAGACAACTTGAAAAATTTAAAGTATAATTGTCTAACAGTAAATTAGAATGAAGGGCGGGAAAAGTATTGATAGGTAAAAACGTTAAGCTATTAAGAGAGATACGCGGGCTAAGCCAAAAGGAATTAGCGGAACTGGTAGAAGCTTCTACCGGGACCTTGTCCCATATAGAAAACAATTCAAGACAGCCCAGCCTGGAAATGATATATAAAATAGCTGACGCGCTTAACGTTTCCGTCCTTAATCTACTTTTAGACGAAAAAGAAATTAACCGCTTCTACCATGATGATATTATACAGTCGTACTACCCAGGAAGTATTAGGCTAAAGGAAATACTAAACCAGATAATCGAAAATAATATAGTCTGGAATGGTACTAAGCGGGTCGCAATAGTGGACCTGGACGAACTGGAAAAGCCGAAAAAGTAAAAACATTCCCCAGGTGCTAACCGTAGTATATAAGTAGTACCTGGGGTATTTTTGTCTAAAACGTAGTATACCGAAAACCCAGTAACGATAAGGGCTAAGACGTTGTTTTTATCTTCCTTTATCTATGGTATGTAACTTTCTTATTAAAACTATCGTAAGAACCGCGCAAAAGTGGCTTAAATGCTGTGTTTACGCGGTTTTCTTTGTTTTGTTAGTTGCTCGTTTTTACTCTATTTTACTTGATTTTAATTACAGTTTATCGGGGCTTCGTAGTATCAAAAGTAGTAAACTATGAATTCAATAACGGGAACCGTAAACCATAAAAACTACAGCTTTAAAAGCTTCATAGTACATATAATGTACTAACTATTAAGACTATATACTACTAACTATATATAATATATTATTTAAGTTTTATATATTATATAATATAATTGGTTTAGAATTTTTTAGGGGGTATACAGTTTTCACATTCATTAAATGAAAGTCACTAACTACTACCCCCTTCTAAACTTTTTGATTTTATATATTTTTAATGGCTGTAGAGCGCAAACCCGAAAGGATGTTTATGGGCGTCTTTGTATCCATCAGCCCGTTATATTAAGTCTTCGTAGTGAATTTTACCACTTACGCCACGCTGTAAGCAAAACTCCCTATAATCTTTTAAACGCTGTAGGGCGTCCTGGTATCCTTTCTGGCGTTCTTCGTTATTCCCATGTAGGTATAACCTAAACGCTTGACATACCATAAGACTTAGGTCGCTTAGTTGTTGTCCGTATTCTGCTTGAAATTCTCCCGATAATACAATTCGTTCCCCTTTATTCGCGCTTCTTTCATTTTCCACCGTCCACCATGGTGGTCTTATCTCTGTTTTCATATAAATATTTCCTTTCTTTTTATATTGTCTGTACGACAATTATATCACGTCTTAGGTGGAATACAATAAAAAACCTATCTACTGTTAAAAGTAAATAGGTTTTTTATTTGTGCTAAACCTTTTCGCCTGTATCTCTTAGCGTAA